TCGTCTGTTGAGTAATATAAAGATAAGTTTGCAATATCTTTTAACCATACGGTTGCAGAGGCGACACGTGTATAAACCCAGAATTGAACATCCTCGTTGTTTTCAATAACATCACGCCAAGCACGTGTATAAGTATCATTGAAAAAATCACCGTCCCAGTGAATGCGGAATAGTTTTTCTGCATTGCGTTTATCGCAATCTTTTTTAAAGTCTTCAATCATTTCTGAAAGTAAATTAACCATAGTTTCATGATCAGCGTCTTTTAATAGGTCCCAATTATGGAGCAGGTTATCTCTTACTCCCTTGTAAATCTTTTCTAACTTTCCTGCGTAACAGACTTTTTTGCAGGTAGGGGTTTCTCCTGGACAGGAATAGGCTTTACCAGCGGGGAGGCCAAAGGTGTTAGCAATTGTTGCAGTCTTACCATTAGGGCTGACAGCATTAGCGACCTTTCTATCGTTTGATCTTTTTAGTTTGGGGTTCATGGTTCTATTATACCTTCCTGCACTGACAATTTAGGGTGTTTTTTCTTGCGTACGTAAACTTTTTTTGACGGGACATAGGAAGCAGCATTAGATCTACGTAATTCCATTAGGATACGTAACTCCTCATCTGTCTTTTTTGTCATAGGATAATTTTATCATTTGGTTAAGCCAAAGTCAATTCCTGGGAGATTCTAGACAAAACGGACATTCACATGTGACCCCGAAGGGCTTTTATTATTTTCTATGCATAAGTTTTTTGTTTAGAGTTTGCAAAATATAAATACTATCTTTTTGTTTTCTAATATAATTAAATTGCAAAATCATTACTAAGCAAGATCCTGCAAGTGCGATTGTTATAGCGATTATATCTAGGTTTGTTATCATTTTAATTTTCCTCAATTTCTTTTAGTATTTCCCAAAGCACTGGCTCTAGTGCTAAGGATGCTTCATCTAACTTTTCTTGTAGTGTTTTAGTCATTGTCATATATCCATTCCCATAAGTGGTGAGATTCAATAATTGCATCTGCTGGCGCAAATCGCTCACCTTTCCAAGTAATTTGGAATGGCTCGCCATTTCTATCTAATCCATCGCAAGGCAACTCAATTAGTTTTTGTGTTAGTCCGTCATTATATGCGGTAATTGCTTCAACGCATACAGATACCATTGAATGAGGAATGGGCGGGTAGTGATTACTACGCAACTGAATAGTGATCGCAGTTTCTAGGGGGATATTGAAATCCCCGCTAGCCAACTCAGTAGATAAATTGTTACCCATTAAACAATCACCTCACAATAAGATCCATTGTTGTACTTATTGACTTTCTTTTCCATTTCTTTTAATTCAAAGACAGCCACGACCATTCCAGTAAGAAAAGTTTTAATTACTTCCTCACTCATCTGGTTAAATTGTGGATAGTCGTTTAGGTTTAGTGTGTGTTTAAAGATGATAGGGGTCTCTACTGTTAGAGTGTTATTCATTGTTGTTTCTCGCTTCCTGTTGTAGTTCCTCTGTTTCGTCATAGTGTTCCTCATAGTACGCCTCATATTCTGCTAAGTCCTCATCTGTCCAATCAGAATAAAGATCTGCAGGAATTGTGTCAACTTCTGGGGTATCAAAAATAGTATCTCCATACCCGTCAGTTTCTGGTGTAACTCTTTCGAATGAATAAGTGTAACTCATTACGCACCAACTTTCATAGTAGAATTATAGCAAGCATTTTCAAATTTCTCTGGTGAAAAATTGTCGTTGTCTGCTTGAAAGAAATCTGCGAAATCCATTATTAAATCCTCGAATAAAGTTTGAGGTATTTCATCTTGGTATGCTCGCAAAATATCCGATACATTAACATAGTCTTTTCTTGTCATCATTATAGGTTTTCCCTTCGTTGTTGTTATATTCTAAGTCTAGCCTAAGCCACTGACAAACACCAATCCAAAATGGGGATAAATCGGACATTTCTTAAATTAGTTTTGTGAGATAGCCCACATAAGTTATCCACAAGGTTATCCACAATCACATGTGTGCGACACGCCCGAGTGCGTTACATTGAAATATAAGGGTTTTATAACTCCAATATTTCTTGTGGTGGTGCGTCGCTATATACATACTTTAGATTTATTAAATCTATATAGCGAAAGCCACTCACTAGAGATTGTTCACCGCAAGAGATACAAGTCCTATCCCAAGAGTCCTGACCAAAATTACAATCAGGACAATACGCACACGCACTATCTAATTTATATTTCATTCATCCCACCCATATTTCTCAGCCCTTAGCAATAAGCCAAAGGCTAGTACGCCAGCAAGCGCAACAAGTCCAGCAGATACGAAAGATATTAGAGCCCAATAGTTCATTATTTACACGCCTTTTCAAATAGTTCGGAATTAAAATTGGAATTATCTCTCTCAAAGAAATCAGAGAAATCCATTATCAAAGTTTCAAGTACGCCAGCAGGCATATCAGTATTTTTTAGAATATCTGCTACCTCTTGGTAGTGTTTGCGTGTCATCATTATTTAGATACCTCCCATTTTGACCAACGACCTAAGCGGTCACTATCAAAGTCAATATAGAAGGACTCGATATTTTGTTCACACTCTATACAGAAAGTATAGGCAACCTCATCAACGATAGAGATAGCACTCTTGAAAGGAGTATGGGTATGGATTTTGTTTATTGTTAATGTAGTCATATTGACCACCTTTCTTTTTTGTTGTTATGGTGTAAGTCTAGCAGAGGGGTCTGACATTTAAGCCCATTTTGGACTCGTGTCGGGTGTGTTACTGATCACACTCGCAAGGCTCATAAGGGTCAAACTCGCAATAGTAGCAACCTTGCGCCTCGAAATGCTTTTCGCAATAGTGGCGGTATTGAACCTCGTCGCAGTGGGTGAATTGGGTGTAATCGGTTAAATAGTACCGATTTAGGGGCATTAGGATTAATGTAGTCATTTTGACCACCTTTCTTGTTGTTATAGTTTTATTATAACAGGCACCACTGACATTTGCAGTTGTTATGTCAAGTAATTATCAGACAAATCGGACAACTCTCAATGTGTGTTACATCACATAGCACAAATCGGACATTTCGGGCGCCGACATGTGAATCGACATGTGATGTCCGTTTTGCCCTAGTTTGTTATGTGAGGTACATTACACTTTTGCAAAATGTCCGAAATCGCCCGATTCTCGATTTGAGAATGTCAGTCGGTTTGTGTATAATTCAGGGTATAAGGAAGTTAGGGAAAGTCCCTAAACTAGAAAGGCTTAAAATGAAAATATACCAAGTGTTCGAGAACTACGAGGATGGCGCAATAGGCACCTTCTCAACAATAAAAAAAGCAGAAGCATTTATCAAAAAAGAAGATGCTAAGCGTTTAGAAAATATATTAAAAAACTTTGGAACTACAGAAGGTTTCAATTATAAAATTAACTATATCGAAGAATTCGAGGTAAAATAAATGACTTACTTTACAAATCAAGATGAATGGCAACAAGTACCATTCGATAGAAAGTCCCCTAATTATAGAGGTGATTCGCTTCCAGAGTGGAAGAAAAAAGAGATACGAAATAGTATCGCTAAGGCTCAGTCAATACTCAACTCTATGAGTGAGATTGAGCGAACAGAGTTCGCATTACGCAACTCTAGATTGAATCCTAGTATAGATTGGAGTTTATAGAAATGGGTAATTTATTAGATGTTATAGCGGTTGATTGCGTTGAGTGTAACAGCGCAGGATTTGTTTTTTACGGTACAGAAGGAACGCTAGTCATGCCATGCGAATGTGAAGGAGAATAAAAAATGATAACGATTACATTAACAACAACACAAGGAACAGAAAAGAAAATGTCCTTTGATGAGATTGCTAAGGCGCACGTCTTCGTTGATAACTTGCCTAAGCGATTAAATAAATCAACACGGGTAAGAGTTGATTGTGATTTATTAGGATTGAATGGGTGGGTACAAGGTACACAGTAAAGCAAATAGATATGGTGGGCACATCTCTATGGTGTGCTCACTAATTTTTTTTGTTTATTTTTTTTGTATGTATGTATCGTACATCTGCAAAATATATTCAGATTTCTGTAAAACCACTTTTCCCAAATATAAAATTTTTCAGAAAATTAGAAAATCGGGTATATAATGAATATATGGAAAACAATGGTTTTGCATTGAAGGTTTTTCAACAAGAGGTTTGTCAACATTGCGATTGCCAAACGGTATTAGATCCAAACCCTAATTGGCACCAAGACGAACTATTTGCTAATCCTAACCAGTAATCCGATAACGCAAGTATGGTGCTAACTTCAAATAGAAATCCTCTGCTGATAATCCATAAGCCTTCTTAAATTCAGCCTTCCAATCTGAAGTATTTGAAAAAGTTGTCACAAAATCCATATAGGTTTTATATCCTTTGACTGCAATTAATGCTTCTGTTGCAATAGAACCAACGGTGTAACCTCCTAATGAAGTACAAGACGTATTTCCTAACTCGTTCATATTTTTATCTAATTGTATAAACAAATCCAAGAGTCCAACCTCACTTACAATTTTTTCAATTAATCGTGTGTTGCTTTGATTTAAACTACCAGGATTGAATTGACCTTCAGGACCATATTGGTATGCAAGATTTTTTGTAAACTCAAAGGACATTTTTCCAGTCGGATCATTTTTATCAATCCCTAACGCTGCACCAAAATACGTAGCAGATCCTTCTAACATCCAACATGGCATTTTTTGCCATGAGTATTTTTGTTGTACAAAATGAAAATATTCATGAATTGGAATTGAAGCATTCATGATGCCCCGAGAGACTTTAGAATCTAGGCAAGAAAAATATGCAGGTGTTTGATCTTTACCTTTTGTTGCAAAAGCAAAATCACATCTATACGGCAATTTGTCAATTTCTGCTTGAAAAGTCGTATGGTATCCAGCGCCAATTTTAGTTTTGGTTTCTTCAGCCCAACTAGCATCCCGTTCTGAGAAATAAACCACCTGAAACTTTTTTGGAAGAAAATATTCTGAAAACATAGTAGTAGCAATATCTAAAAGTCTCTTCTCTTCGACAATATCTCCTGAAGCAACCGTTGGTCCAACAAAGAGTTCGTAAGCACCATCAGGCTTCTTTAACTTTGCAAATTCCGTGAGTATTTCAGTACGAGCAACCCTGCTTGTCCAAATAAAATCCAGATTCTCAAAAGTAATTGGTTGAGCAGGTGTCGTTGGAGTGGGAGTTGGGGTTGGCTCTACAACTTTAGGTGACTCTACAGTTGGAGATTTGGTTTGTATTGGCTTGACTACTATTTTTTTAACAACAGACTTTTTAACAACAGTCTTAGATGTTGGTTTTTTAACGGCAGAGTGGGATGGAACAGCAGAAACCAATAAAAATGAAATACATAGTAATAATACTCTTGATTTAAACACAGTAACCCTTCGTAGTTGTTATATTAAGTATATCTAGGATATATGTGAAAGTCAAGTTGCTGGTTTGATAGGACTCGAACCTATAACCTGTCGGTTAACAGCCGACTGCACTGCCGATTGTGCTACAAACCAATATTTTCTGTTATTTTTAAAGATGCTCTTTCTGCAAAATTTTCTAATCCAGGCATCATTGTTTTCATTGACCTTTCAAACATTTTTGTAGGAACAGCAGTTTCTTTTGCTTGTTCTTTCCAAATATCAACCATCTCATTGATTAGAATTTCTTTAATCTGTTCTTTATTCATCATACCTCTTCCAAATCCTTGTAGGTAACGCTGTATTCTCCACCATAAATTTCGGCATAGGAGATTATATCTTTATTGTACCGTATGACAGTATTTTTGTCAACTAATCCCGTTTTATATTTTTTAATTGTTGTTAATTCACCAGGAAATGCAAAGTTCCATGCAGATTGTTTCTTTAGTGCGGTATTCATCTCAACTAGATATTTTTCTAAGCCTAGTCTGCGAGATACCAAACCTTGTTTCTCTTCATACTCTTTTGCTACTTCGGAAACATCTACATCATCAGATAAAACATATCGGACATTCTCATCATCCATCCTAGTAGACCAATTTCGCATATTCTCTGCATAGTCGACAGCATTTTTATATGTCGAATCTGCATATGCCATGCGTTGTTTGTCTAAAGTGGTGGTTTGTGCCTCTATTGCGAACGCGATTAAGTAACAGGTTGCGTAAGGGAACTTTTCGTTATACTTTTTGGTGGCGAAGTGAACATTTGGATTAAAGGATTCGATACAGATGTTATCTTCCATAAGTCGCATATGATTTCCAATTGACGCGAACTCTGAAGTATTCATATCGCAGTCGACGAACAGACATTCCGCCGGATTTATACCTTCCGCCAAACATAAAATACTTTTGTCATATGTGCCGACGACTCGATGTCCCAAATTTCGAGAAAGAAGCGTGGCGCTCATTAAACCATCAACATCTGGAGATATAATTATATTTTTTGAGTATTCAAGCGTACTGAGTATTTCTTTTTTCAAAACTCTCCTTAAATGATGATATAATAATCCTACAATGAATGCACAAGACTGGTTAGGAATGATTCTTACATTGCTATCAATTCTAGCACTAGTTGCAGGCGGAGTCAAATGGCTTGTAAAACATTATTTATCCGAACTGCGCCCGAATGGTGGATCTAGTGTAAAAGACCAGGTCAATAGGCTTGAAATTAAAGTTGACAAATTGTATGACATTTTAATCGAAAATCGAATTTCAGATTCTAAGTAATATATACTATATATAATATATATAAGATATCTTTTATATATTTAACTTAAAGATATATCTTTTTTCTTATATATTTTAAGTATACACGAACTTTCCTGATCTGTCAAATGAAAAACCGTATGGTATAATAATTTTATGAGTTATGTCACCGCTTCCATTGATCAAGTAGGTGCATCTCCAATAAATATCCAATGGAAAGTAGTTCGTGGAGATTCTGCAACTCTTAAAGTAGAATTTTTAGAAGACGATGAAGTTACTTCTGTAGATATTTCTGATTGGACATTTGTTTCTTCTTCCTACGATGCCTCTGGTGATACTTTAGATGAATTGACCGTTGAAAAATATACTGGTTATGTTGTTATTACCGCTACCTCTGAGATTACAAAACTTTGGGGAACTGGTTATAGAAATACCGTTTTAGAATTACCTTTTGACTTGGAAATTATTATTCCTAACGATGAGTCTGGTGCAGTTGAATCAGAAGTTACTTGGACACCAGTTATTGGAACTATTGTAGTGCTTAGCGATGTAACAGGTACTGGATTATGATTATTAAAGTTACATCACCTGCAGTTACACCCTCTAAGGTGATTAAGGTTAACTTAAAAACCTTTATAATTAATAAGTGAGTATAAGTAAAAAGTCTGAAATTCCAGGAATGCAATCAAAACCTAAATATGGCTATGCCGAAGCAGTAGCAGAAACAGTTATAGAAACAAATAATCCCTCAGTGCCCGATATAGACTACAGAATACTTGTAGGGCCACCAGGACCACAAGGAATTGCTGGTAGACAGGGAGAGATAGGACCAAAAGGCGATAAAGGTGATGCTGGTCCACAAGGTCCAAAAGGTGAAAGAGGACAAAAGGGAGAACCAGGAGAATCATCAATTGTTGCAAGCAACGGAGTAGTTTCTCAAAATAGAAAGTCTGGTTGGGCATATTATGAAAATTTAGATCAATCACAAATTCGTGTAGGACTATCTAGCGGAGATGAAGGATGGGTAAATTTATTAAATGATGCAAAATCTGAGGGGACAAACGAAGAATATTTGCCAAAAGGAAATGTAAGTCTATGGAGTGCAGCAAATCAACAATTAAACTTTAAAGGATTAGACATAGGCACTAGAGTTGAAATAACTTATTGTTTTGAACTAGAAACATATGGAAATAATACTGAGGTTTGGATAAGAGCCTTTTCTGAAAAAGCAACTTTAAATTCAACACAGTTCGTAGCAAACCTAAAGTATAAATATCTTTATGATTTTTCAGTTACTCAAACCTTGTACATAGTAAATGACAGAATTAGAAAATATGGTATTAATCCACAAATTAGAGCAGATTTTGACGGGGATGTAAAAGTCAAATCTATCTTAGTCCACATTTCTTAGTGGTATAATAAGATCATGGCATTTCCTGGAACATATGACTTTGACTATTATCGTGGAGACACATTTGTTTTTAAAATTACCCCGAAAACTTCTACTGGAGCAACATTTGCATTAGATGACTATGCTGCTGCGGGAGCAATCTTTTCAATCGCTTCAAGTAGAGGCGACAGCCCAACTACAGCAATTAATAGTGTTGCGGATACAACTAAACTTTCTGCAGTGATCGATACAGGTGCAGATATTATTACTTGTACAATTAAACCAAGTGCTAGAACCGATTTGGTTGGAGGATCAACATATTATTACGATGTTGAAATTTTTAATAGCACTACATTAAGATATACGCTTCTAACTGGAGCAATTACAGTAACTGACGATGTAACTGGTGCATAATGCCAGAAGTTTTTGTTTATGAAGACTCAGTTACTGTTTATGAATCACAGTTAAACATTGTTCTAAATACCGCTCCAAATTTGACGGGAATCGATCAAGAAATAGAAGTAATTGAAGCAAATAGCGCTATTACAGTAAATCAATAGTTTTTATTATTATGGTATAATCTTTGTATGGCTGCCACAAATATTGGAACTGACGGAACTCATAAATACCCCCTTGCAAAAATGCCAGAATTAACTGATGCTGCAGATATTCAGATTGCATTAAAAAATTATCATTATGGACAGGATACTCCACTTGCTGCCAATGCTGCACCAACTGGTGGTATTGCAAAATATTTATACGATATTGAAGCATCGATTGCTGCAATTTCTACAGAGACTAGTGCTGTTGTTTTAGAGTCTGTTATGGATGCAAAGGGAGATCTTTTTGTTGGAACCGGAAATAATGCTGTTGATAATTTAACAGTTGGCAGCAATGGATATATTTTAACTGCAGACGATACACAAGGAACATTTGGTCTTAAATGGGCAGCACCACAAGCAGCAACAACTTCACAGCCTGGAGTTTCTCAACTAAGTGATTCAACATCAGAAACTTCATCAGTTAAAGCAGCAACACCAACTGCTGTCTCAACATTAAAGCAAACAGTTGATTCATCAACAAAAACAGCAAATTATACATTAGATCCAGCAGACGCTGGAAAAATTATTATTATGAACGTTTCTTCATCAACTTCAATTATTACAATTCCATTAGAAACCACATTTCCTGCGGGAGCAAGAGTCGACATTCTACAAATAGGATCTGTTCAAACATCAGTTGCACCAGTAAGTGGAAGCGTTACATTAAATAGCAAGAATAACAATAGAAAACTTTCTGGCCAATACTCAGCAGCAACACTTATTAAAACAGGTACAAATAGTTGGGTTCTTCTAGGCGATCTGACGGCTTAAGGATATTCCATGCTAAATATACTTGGAATTATCACATCAATATTAAGTAAAATAACTGATTCTTTTAATAGAGCAGATGGTTCTTTAGGGTCAACAGATACAGGACAAGCGTGGTCTGCAACAAGAGGAACATGGACAATATCTACAAACAAAGCAACATCCTCTGATGCAGGAAGTACCTACCCATTGGCAGCAGTTGAAACAGGAGCACAGAATGTTACTGTTTCTGCTGATATTACTGATGGTGGTCCAGGAGTTGCTTTTTGGGTAACAGATGCAAACTCTTGGTGGGCAAGTTCTGTTAACTATTCTTCTTCAACCGCACAAGCATACTACACAGGCAGTACGGTAGCAACTGGAAGTACATCAAGTTGTTCTGGCGGACCAGTATCTGGGGCTTGCACTGGTGGTTGTGGAACAACTATTGCTGGAACAGCATGTTCTTGGAGTCAAACTGGATCCGCATCAGGCAGTCCTGGCACTGTAACAAATCAATGCACAGGTGGAAGTGTTTCAAATGTTATTTCATCAACCCCAGGATCAAATATATATACTTGTCCTGGTGGGTGCTATTACAGTGCTTTTTTTGATACATGTTTTTCTAGTTTTGACGATAGTGGGTGTGGTGCACCTACCGTATCACAAGGATCAACAACATATACAATATATACTGGTTCAAGTTATAGTCCAGCGACTGGAGACTCTTGCAGTCAGTCAGTTGTAACTACTACAACCTATGGTTGCGCTGGACCAGGAGGAAACTCAACTAGTGGTGGTGGAGATTGTGGAACATATGTTGCTGCAGGTGGTACAACATATTTAACAGAATTAAAATTATATAAAAATGTTTCTGGAACTATATCAACAGTTCAAACAACACAAATTAATTCTAATAGTAGTGCATTTGTAGAGGCAAACTCTATTAAAGCATCTACTTCCGGAGATGACATTACAATTACAGCATATCAAAGTTCTGGATTAAGTTCTGCTTTTGCAACCACACTAACTAATACTCCTGCAAGTCCATTAAAAGGAACTAAGGCTGGTATTATAAAAACACCATCTAGTACAAATGCTGGATCTTTAATAGATAATTTTTCTGCAGAGTCAGTTTAGTTAAAATATGATAAAATATAATAAAGGAGACTTACATGTCAGAAACCACAACGCCTGAGCAACCAGCATTACCACTAGTAAAACTAGCATTAGTTATTGATAATGAGGTTGTTGATATTTTACATACAGACGAAAGATTGTCTGCAATACTTTTAAGTAATCCAATTATTATTGATGTTAGTGAAAATTTTTATAATGAAGAAAACAGACCAACGCTTTTTGTTGGTGCAACATATAATGAAACAACTAAAACATTTAACAATGTAGAGTAGTTAAATGACAGAAAAAACTAAATGGCAAATTTGGAAAGAAGCACAGTCACAAGTAAAACCTTGGGATCTTCTTAATCCAAACAATCATACAACGGATGAAATACAAAAAGAAAGATATGATATTTGTTTGTCTTGTCCAGAATTAATTCAAGCAACCAAGACTTGCAAACTCTGTGGATGTTTTATGAATCAAAAAACAAAACTAAAAGCAGCATCTTGTCCAATTAACAAATGGCCTGCTGTACAAGACTAATGGAGAAAAATGCTTACGGCAAGAAGTTTAGAAATAATTAAAAAAGAAGGCTATGATATTAATGATCATAGTTATAAAATAGCAATTGCAGTTAATGGGGTAGTAGAATGTATTATGGACTGTAATGAATTATTGGCAAGAGTTATTGCAACACCACATCAAATGATTTTTATTGAAGATGGTCAGTTGTCAGTTGGCGATAGTTATCCCGTATAAAAATGACATTATCTAATTATACAGAACCAATTCCAGGATTTTTTATTTATGATGATGTTTTCCTAGATTCAAAAAATTTTATAGAAGAGTTAGAGTTAGAAACAAAAAAAAGAAATCTTAATTGGGGATTTGGTGGAACCCACAACTCTTATGGAGAAAAGGTTATTGACCTGTCTACAAGAAATGTTTTTTCTATTAGCATCCCATTTGAATCAGATCAAAATGATTTATTTTTACTTGAAACTTCAAATAAGTTAAAAAATTTGTTTACGCCATATGAAGAATACTACAAGGAAATGTTTCATCTAGAAACAAAAACTCACGAACCCTATTTAGTTTTAAAATATAGAAAGGGTCAATATTTTAATAATCATTTAGATGATCATATTGAAACACCAAGAAGGATGTCTTTAATTTATTATTGCAATGACGATTACGAAGGAGGAGAAATAGAATTTTCCAAGTTTAATTTAACGATTAGGCCAAAGGCTAATCAACTATTTCTTTTCCCATCAAGTTATGTATATCAGCATAAGGTTTTGCCAATAACAGGTGGTGTTAGGTATGCAATTGTTAGTTTTGTTTACTAATCAGGATACCTTGCGAGCCACTCTTTAGTCTTCCAAGTAATGCCCTTCCAGGCAGACCAGTCTTTACCACCATCACTCATATGATAAGCAATCTCTGCATTTCTAACTGGATCAAATAAGTCTTCGTTAGACTTTAGGTTAAACTTATCCCGTCGATCTTGACCCATTGATCCTAACATATTGATTTGAAATAATCCATAAGAGTTGTCTCCAGTCTTTGCATTAGGATTCCAAGAATTAGGAGTACCCATAGATTCTTTCATTACTGTTGCCCAGGCAACTTTAAGAGAATAACCCTCAAACCCTACAGACTTTAATATTTTAATTAGTTCATCTTTTTCAAGAGGGGTTCCATATTTGTACTTTTTCTTAGTTTTATTATTTTCTTCCTTAGAAACTGAAAAAACCGCCTCAGCGGTTTGGGTTTCACTTTTTGACACGGTACTACTCAAGTTATTTTCAGCATTAGCACTAGAATTAGAGAACAAAGCAATTCCAGTTACTGCTGCGAGTATTCCAATCACTATCTTATTAGTTGTCATGACTGTTCCTCCTTAGAAACAAAAACACCATAAAGTTATGGTGTTACTCACTAGTATATCATGGATTTGGAGATTGAGTCAACTTAAAGACTTAATGTGATATAATTTCTTTATGGCTAAATACCGCAATCCAGACGAATCAGAGATGGATGTAAAGGCTCCTTCTACCTACAATATTGGAAATAAGCCACCATTGGTTAACTGGACGGTTGTAATTGGCGATAGCGCCTCTTTTAGAATATATGTACAAGATGATGCAGGAGATCCAATTGTAGTCGATGATTGGGACATTGAGGTCGATTTTAGACGGTACTCTGATAACGTTGGAGATGACTTAATATTTAAATTAGTACCAGTACAATCAGTAACTGATGGCGATGGAGAGTTTTTAGTTTCTTTGACCCCTGCTCAATCTAAACAACTAAGAACTGGTGATGTTTTTGATGTTCAACTTACAGATGCTACAAGGGTTTGGACTGTATGTCAAGGAGAAATGATCATGCTTGGCGAAGTTACAGATCAGTCATAACAAATGGCTAAAGCAACATTAACTGATGTTAAGGCAAAAGCAAAAGTAACTTCAGTAAAAGATTTTAAGTCTTCCAAAATTAAAACTGTTAATTATTCAAAAACAACTTTAACTGATGTTAAAACAAAAACCAAAATAACTCCAATAAAAGGTTTTAAATCTTCGGGTATAAAAACAGTTGACTATTCTAAAAAGGTATCAATAAATGAAATACTTCCATTTAGATTAAAGATAACTAATGTAGGTATTGAAGGTGTAAATCCTTTAAATCCCCCAGGAATTGGTATGCAGATTATTGGTTTTTCTAACTATATCTTGTAATAAAATTATGTTATAATATAAACATGGCCCGTCTATCACTAGCAAACTTAAAGTTAAGATTTCAAACAGGAGATCGTCCTTCACAGACGGACTTTGAAGATTTTATTGACACAGCAAGCGCTCAAGCAACAGATTTGGGTAGTGCAGGAAACAATGAGTCAACAATTAACGGCATTGAAAGTGCTACAGTAATTGATAATTTTGATGCAACAGAATGGAGATCTGTTAAGTATTCGGTCTCTATTAAAAAAACTTCTGGTGGCGAAAATAAATACTACGCAACAGAACTGGTTGTTCTTGCTGACAGTGCAGATGTATCTGTCACTGAGTATGGCCTTATTGACAATGATGGGAATATTGGCACCATTAGCGTCTCCCGTGCTGGAAATACAGTATCCTTAACGGTTACTCCAGTAATCGGTATAACCCCAATCACTGTACGTTATTCACGTATGGGATTAAAGGCATAAAAAAAGGAGATAAAAAATGGCAACAGTAGACAAAGATTTTAAAGTAAAAAATGGTTTAATTGTTCAAGGAGAAACAGCAACTGTTAATGGTAAAAATGTTATTACCGCAGGAACTGTAGATGCTAAAGGTGATTTAATTGTTGGTAGTGCAAATGATGCAGTAGCACGTCTTGGCGTTGGAAGCAACGGACAGGTCCTCACTGCAGCGTCAGGTGCAACATATGGCGTTCAATGGTCAGATCCAGCAGCAGTTGGTGTATTTGGTTCTTCAATTTCATTTGAAGGTGCAACAGCAGATGACTATGAGACAACTCTTGAAGTAGCAGAACCAACAGCAGATCGTACTATCACACTTCCAAACGCTACAGGTACTGTAACACTTAATGATGCAACACAAACATTAAGCAACAAAACAATTTCTTATACAAACAACACAGTTACAGTTCAAGTAGCAAATGTTTCAGATTTGACTGCAAGTGCTTCTGAACTCAACTTAGTAGATGGATCATCAGCAGGAACTATTGCAAATGGTAAGGCAGTTGTTTATGGCGCAGCAGGAGAAGTAAACGCTACAACTTTACAAATTGCTGGTACATCACTTACTGCAACCGCTACAGAACTTAACTACGTAGATGGCGTAACTTCAGCAATTCAAACTCAGTTGGATGCTAAGGCTACTTCTTCAGATCTTACAACTCACACAGGTGCAACAGAGGCACATGGTGCAACTGGTGCGGTAGTTGGAACAACTAACACACAGACACTTACAAATAAAACATTGACAAGCCCAACTCTTACAACTCCAGCACTTGGTGTTGCAACTGCTGATTCTATCAATGGTACAAGTATTCCAAGCACAAAGACTCTTGTTGTAACAACAGATAAGTTGAACGTACTTGCAGCAACATCTTCTTCAGAACTTGCTGGTATCATCTCTGATGAAACTGGTACTGGAGCACTTGTTTTTGCTAATACACCAACACTCGTAACACCAAACATTGGTGCTGCAACTGGTACATCTTTGGTTCTTTCAGGGGACCTAACAGTTAATGGTACAACAACCACAATTAACTCAACAGAAATCACAGTTGATGACAAGAACCTTACACTTGGTTCAGTAGCAACTCCAACAGATGCAGGCGCTGACGGTGGTGGTCTTACACTTAAGGGTACAACAGACAAAACCTTCTCATGGATTGATGCAACTGATGCATGGACATCTTCTGAGCACATGGATCTTGCTTCTGGCAAGGTATTAAAGATTAATGGAACTGAAGTTCTGTCAGCAACACAGTACACTGGAAATGCTGCAACAGTTACAAATGGTATTACTACAGCAAGCAAGATCTCAGCACTTGCTGCAACATCATCTTCAGAACTTGCAGGAGTTATTTCAGACGAGACAGGAACAGGCGCATTAGTATTTGCTAATACACCAACTCTTGTTACTCCAGAAATTGGAGCAGCAACAGGTACAAGCCTTGCTCTTCCAGATGCTCTTATTGGATCTGCAACAGGAACTGCTGCTGCAACTGCAACAACTATTGATACATGGTCAGCAACAACATACTCAAGCGCTAAATATATCGTACAAATGAAAAAGGGTACTGATATTGAAGTAATTGAATTACTTGTTACCATTGATGGATCAAATAACGTTTACTTAACAGAGTATGCTGATGTAGTTAGCAATGCTGAACTAGGCACAACAAACGCTGTTTACAGTTCTGGAAATGTTCTTCTTCAAGTAACTGGCGCATCTGCAGATACAAGCGTTAAAGTAAGCAAGACATACATCGAAGCATAACAAATAAAAAGTAGGGGGTAGTAAATGCCAACAACAGATAAAGACTTCAAGGTCAAGAATGGCTTAAACGTAGCCACAACAGGCATCTTTGGAGGAACTGTTACAGTTGCTACCCCAACTTTAAATACACACGCAGCAACCAAGTTGTATGTTGATACGGTTGCTGGAAATGCAAACGTTGTCCCAACCGAATCAACTGCTCCAGTTGCACCAGTAGATGGACAAATATATTTTGATACAGTTACGCAACATCTTTCGATATATTCAACAGATGCTGCCGACTGGATTATGATTGCTACTTTTGATGATACTGCAAACTTGAGACAACATATTCACGATACTGCAATTGATGGAACGGGACTTATTACTACCGTTTTTCAAGATGCAGGAGCATATGATGATGTATTCTCTTCAACACAAATTGCAGGGTTTTATGATACAGCAGAGTGGTTAACAAGTTATGATGGCGGAAGTCCGTTAGATAACTTTAATTAATCATATGTTATAATAAAGAAAGAATAAAATCTAGGGGGATTAAATTATGGCAACAAGAATGCAACAGAGACGAGGCACTGCAGCCCAATGGATATCAACCAATAGTGGCAATGGCCCAATTCTTGCAGCCGGAGAAATCGGTTACGAGTCAGATACTAATAAATTTAAAATTGGTGATGGCACAAACCACTGGCTAAGCCTTGATTACTTCATGGACGCAGATAGCACAACAAACCCTCAATTTGGTTCAAGTATTGTTTTTGAAGGTGCCACAGCAAATGGTTTTGAAACTACCCTATCAGTAACAGACCCTACAGCAGATAGAGCGATTATTCTTCCAGATGCAGCAGGAACAGTTGTTTTAGCCAACTCCTCTACTGGCGATGTTACAATTTCAGGGGATTTAACAGTAAGTGGTACAACTACTACTATTAACAGCACAACAATTAATGCTACAACAGGAATTGTTTTTGAAGGTACTACAGCAGATGCTCATGAAACAACAATTAGCGTTATAGAACCTACAGCAGATAGAGCAATTCAATTTCCAAACGCAGCAGGTACAGTAGCATTAGTTTCAGATGTTACTGAACGTCTATCAAAAGCAGGCGGTCAAATGACTGGAAATATTGATTTAAACTTGGTTACAAAAATTATTAATATGCCAGTACCTACTGCAGATACAGATGGCGCATCAAAAGTATACGTAGACACTGCCGATGCACTTAAGGCTCCAATAAATAATCCTACATTTACGGGTACAGTAACCCTTCCTGAAGGAACTGTTACATCTCCAATGATTGCTGATGGAACTATTGTTAATGCTGATATTTCAGCAACTGCAGGAATTAGTCAATCAAAAATTTCAGGACTTACTGATGATCTTGCTGCAAAACTAAGTATCACAACCGCATCTAATACATACCAAGCCATAGTTGGAAATGTTTCAAACACTGAAATTGGATATCTTGATGGAGTAACTTCTGCTATTCAAACACAATTAGATAATAAACAAGCAGTTGTTGCAGGTGTTAACAATACTGAAATTGGATATCTTGACGGAGTAACTTCAGCCATTCAAACTCAAATTGACGCAAAAGCACCACTAGCCTCTCCTACATTCACAGGAACAGTAACTCTTCCTTCAGGAACTGTTACATCTGCAATGATTCTTGATGGAACAATTGTTGTTGGAGATTTAGCAGATGGTGCAGTTACCTCTGCAAAAATTCTTGACGGAACTATTGTTGATGCTGATATTAACGCATCTGCTGCAATTGATTGGACCAAACTTGGTATCTCTTCAACCGTATCTTCAACAGAAATTGGATATGTTGATGGCGTTACTTCTGCAATTCAAACACAGTTAGACGCTAAGGCTTCTCTTTCAGGAGCAACATTTACAGGCGCAGTATCTGGAACAGACTTAACGCTTTCTGGAAACTTAACGATTAATGGAACTACAACAAACCTTAACTCAACTAACCTTGTTATTGAAGACAAAAACATTGTTCTTGGAGATACAGGAACTCCTACTGATACAACTGCAGATGGCGGAGGTATTACACTTAAAGGCGCAACAGACAAAACCTTTAACTGGGTAGATTCTACAGATTCTTGGACATCTTCCGAGCATATCAACCTTGCTTCAGGAAAAGATCTTAAAGTAAACGGAACTTCAGTTATTAGTACAACTGCTGGTGGATTTATTTTTACCGACGGTACACAAACAAAAGAAGGTGTTCCATCACGGACATCAATTATTCAGAAGACAGCAGAATACACCCTTTCAGCAGCAAATGAAAGAGACTCATTAATTGAAGTTTCACATACAGGCGGAACTGCAGTTAAGGTTTTAATTCCAACAGACGCTACTTTTAACTTTCCAATTGGAACATCAATTGACATTCTTCGAACAAATACTGGAGCAGTAACAATTGAAGCAGCAACGCCAGTAACAACAACAGTAAATGCAACTCCTGGATTAAAACTTCGTGCACAATGGTCATCAGCAACATTGTTTAAGAGAGCAGCAAATCTTTGGGTTGTAATGGGAGATTTGTCAGCATAGTAGTTTAATATAATAGAAAAGAGGAGTAAAAATGGCAGTTAGTAAAAAAAGAGGTATCAAGTCTTCAGCACAAGATAACTTTTTGCAACCAGATAACGTTACTTCTTTAAGTGGCACAAACGTAGGAACATCTCGTCCTTATCTTGCTACCGCTAATACTACTTCAGCAGCATCAGCAGCAGGCACAGGTGGGTCAGTATCTCTTACTTGGACACTTCCAGCAGGATCTCCAGCAGCAACTGGATATACTATTACTACCACTCCTTCAACCTATACAGTTAGTACTGGCTCATCTACTCCTTCCTATACTTTTCAAGGATTAGCATCTAATACTTCATACACATTTACAGTACAGGGAACAAATGCTTCAGGAACTGCAAGTGGAACAACTTCTTCTTCAGTAACAGTAACAACAGTTCCAGCAACTCCAGCAGCACCAACTATTGATACAGTGTCACAAACAGCAACAGATATTGTAACTTGGGTAGCCCCAGCAACTGGAGGAAGTACAATTACAGGATATACATGGGCATCTAATGATAGTAAAACAGGAACGGTAAGCGGATCAACCCTTTCTGCTAACGTTGCTCAAGAGGCTGGAACGGCTCAGGCATATACAGTATATGCAACAAATGCAAATGGCAACTCTTCTACATCTGCAGCATCTGCAACTTTTACAAGTTTTACTTTTACTCCATTTAGTTTTGCTCCATTTGCAGTTTTTGGTTTTGCACCATTTGGAGTGTTTGGTTTTGCACCAGCATTTAGCGTATTTGCTTTTGCACCAGCATTTAACGTATTTGGTTTTTGGCCTTACTCTTTTGGATTTTCCGTTTGGGGAGACTCTCTTGCAGTGCAAACAAAAGTATTGACTCCAACTGGAACAAAATTTATTGAAGATTTGGTTGTTGGAGATACAGTTTATGCAATGAATTTAGGTGGAAATGAAACAACAAATTGGACAGAGTGGAGTTCTTCTGATATACAATTAGATAATGATCTTGTTGTAGAAACAACAGTTATGTCAGTTACTCCTGGAACTGCTGAAAACTTTATTCATATAAATGGAAACCTTTATACTCCTGCTCATTATCTTTTAGTTAAAAAAGACGGAATTACTAAGTTTATACAGGCACCTAATATTGATACAACTTATGAGGTTTATAATTATGAGCATCAAGCATGGCTACCAATTACAACAGTAGAAGAAGTAAATGTAGAAATGGAAAAAATTTCTATAAACTGCGAGCCATACGATAACTTCTTTACTGAGAACATGTTAGTCTTTGACCGTCCTGATTACTGATATAATTAGTTATGGAAACAGAGAAAAAAATAACATTTAATTATAGATATCCAAAAATGATTGATGCTTTTCCTCAGCCAATTCCTATGTCAAAAAAATTACCAGAATGGTATAAAGATCAACCAAGTTACATTGTGCAAGAAAACAACCCTATTGATGGAATAACAATAAAAAATTGTCAAGCAATTTTTGATATTATTACTACAGGTTATTTGTTGCTATGTCCAGTAGACATAGAGATTGATACAACTGGGGATAATAAAGTTTTTAAAATTTCAGATAGTTATAAAAAATTAAAAACTCCATTAATTGGATCTCATTCAAAAGAACAAGTATCGCACTATCCATTTAATTATGATTTTTTTACAGACTGCATATTTAGAGTTAACATTGGATGGGTTGTTGAAACTGAAAAAGGATACAGTTCTTTATTTATGGAACCACAACATCAAGACTATATGCCAATGCATGCTATTGCTGCAATTATTGATACAGATGGTTATATGTCAGATGGTCTATTTTCTTTTTTTATAGATAAAGGATTTAAAGGAACAATTAAACAAGGCACCCCATTGGTGCAAGTTTTTCCATTTAAACGAGAGAATTGGGTAGCAGAGTTTAATAAAGATTTTGATATAAAAATAGTAAATGAACAAACAAATAAAGTTAGAAGTAGATTTACTGGTGGATATAAAAAATGGTATTGGAATAGAAAAACATACAAATGAAAGGAATAGAATGACAGATAGCAATCAATTAAATAAAAAACCTCATAAGTTTTTTGAAGTTTTTTTAAATAATAATCTTGATGATTTTTATAATTTTTTACTTAATGAAGAACAAAAAATGCTTAATGGAGAAATTGAAGGAATATCAAAGTCTGATGGTCAAAAATATTATGAAAAAGGAATGACGACTATCTTTTCAAATTTTTATAATCTTTTTAAATATGATTATAAAGAAATTATTAATTTAAATAATGCTTTGTTAGAAATGACACAAAATGCTTGCGACTATTATGATATTGATTTTAATAAAGAAAATTATTTAATTAAAGGTTGGTTTAACTGTGATTTAAACGATTTTCAAAATATTACTGCTCCTAAAGAATTATTTAATAAAGATATGACCTTTCATGATGATCACGAAAGAGGGATTCCAGATTTTCATGGATATTACTGCATAAATGCAGAACCATCTGTAACAATTTATAAATTAGAGTCTGGAGAATTATTTCAAAATGTTAATAAAAACAATAGGGCCATTTTGTCTGAAACTGGACTTTTGCATGGAAGAGGATATTGGAAAGAGAATTCAAAAAGAATAACTTTAGGCTATAGTATACAGCCAGCAAATTCTTTTGATGATAAAACACAAAAACTTTATACACCTTTAGTTTATAAAAAATAAAAACTCTATCTCATGTAGAAGTATAGAGTTGTTAAAAAATAAAAACTCTGCTATAATAAAACATATAATTAAATTTAAGGAGTATTATGTCTGACGTATTTTCTTTTCGCTTTTCTGATGATTTTGTAAACAAATATATTGAAATTGAACCACCATTTGGGTTCAAAGATGCAGGTGGAAACTCATTAGGAGAGATTACGTTTGTTCGTACTTATTCCCGTGTAAAAGACGATGGTACTAAGGAAAGATGGTATGAGGTTTGTAAAAGAGTAATTGAAGGCATGTACTCAGTGCAAAAGAATCATGCGAAAGAAAACAGACTGCCTTGGAATGACTATAAAGCACAGAAATCAGCACAAGAAGCATATGACCGTATGTTTAATCTTAAATGGACTCCACCAGGAAGAGGTCTTTGGGCTTTTGGTACCCCAATGACAATGGAAAAGAAAAACTCTGCATCTCTTCAAAATTGTGCAATGGTTTCAACAAGAGACATTGACCGTAACGATCCAGGATCTTTATTTTCATGGGTTATGGACGCACTGATGCTTGGCATTGGAGTTGGTTTTGACACGGTAGGTCAAGAAAAAGATCTATCTATTTATGCACCAACAGAGCCAGCATCTATATACGAAATTCCAGACACTCGTGAAGGATGGGTAGAATCTGTTAGACTTTTACTTAATTCATTTTTGAGAGTAAATCAACCAATTCAAGAATTTAACTATGATCTAATACGTCCTCTAGGAGCACTAATTAAAGGCTTTGGTGGGGTTGCTAGCGGTCCAAAACCATTGATGGACCTACATACAATGATACGTAAAGTAATTGGTTCTAGAGCAGGAGAGAAGTTTGATTCTAGAGCAATTGTAGATATTGTAAATCTTATTGGAACTTGTGTTGTTTCTGGAAATGTTCGTAGATCTGCAACACTTGCTCTTGGAAATCCAAATGATAAAGATTTTATTAATCTTAAAAATTCAGAAGTATTCCCAGATCGCAACTCTTTTGATTCAGAAAATCCAGGATGGGCATGGATGAGTAATAACTCTATCTCTGCTGAAGTTGGAACTCATTATGAAGATTATGTAGATTTAATTGCAGATAATGGAGAGCCTGGTTTTATTTGGCTTGATGTTGCAAGAAATTATGGAAGATTAGCAGATCCAGCAGATGGAAAAGACTATCGTGTTATGGGATTTAATCCTTGTGCAGAACAACCACTAGAATCTTATGAACTTTGTACCCTTGTTGAAGTTCATTTAAATCGTCACACAGATAAAGAAGATTTTATGCGTACCTTGAAATTTGCATATCTTTATGGAAAGACTGTTACATTGCTTCCAACACATTGGCAAATTACAAACGGTATTATGCAAAGAAACCGCAGAATTGGAACATCTTTAACTGGTATTGCATCATTTACCGATATCAATGGAATGCCAACAACCAGAGAATGGATGGACGAAGGATACAAAAAGATTCGCCACTACGATAAGCAATATTCAGAATGGCTATGTGTTCGTGAGTCAATTCGTGTAACTACAGTAAAGCCTTCAGGATCTGTCTCATTGCTTTCTGGAGCATCTCCAGGAGTTCATTGGTCTGTTGGTGGAGAGTATTTCTTACGTGCAATTCGTTTTGGAAATACAGATCCAATGTTGCATTTATTTAAAGCAGCAGGGTATAAAATTGAAGATGATCTAGTTTCAGCAAATACTACAGTAGTATATTTTCCAGTATCTTCTGGACATCCAAGATCAGAAAAAGATGTAAGTCTTTTTGAAAAGATTGGTCTTGCTGCAACTACACAAAAATATTGGTCAGATAATGGAGTCTCTGTAACTTTATCTTTTGACAAAGAAACAGAAACAAAACACATTGCTCCTGCACTTCATATGTACGAAGGTCAATTAAAAGCAGTTTCATTCCTTCCAATGGGAAATCATACTTATCCACAACAGCCATACACACAAATTACTAAAGAAGAGTATGATGCTTATGTCGGAAAGGTTGCTCACATTAACTTTGATGCAATTTATGACGGTATTGAAAATCTTGATTCCGTTGGAGAAATGTATTGCACAACAGACTACTGTGAAATTAAGGTTTCTTAATGGAAGATCGTTTATCTAAAATAAAGCATATAAAAACTTTTATGCCAAAAGAAGTTTCTAGTATGCTATATAATTTTGCATTAAGCGTTGATTCAGAGTTTACAGAATTTGGAAATACAAAAAAAGAATTTAAAGCATTTCATTCTGGTATTGCAAAATCAGATGTTTCTGAAGAATTTTTAATTTTAAATGAGTATCAAAAAAAAGTTTATGATTTTGTATTAGAAAATTATCCTGGACCATTTGTAGACTACGTATCAAATTTAAATCATATTGCTAGATTTGAAGTTGGCGCATCAATGCATGAGCATTTTGATGTTACTAAAACAAATGACATTGCCTGCCTTATATATATAAATGATAATTACTCTGGCGGTGAGATTTATTTTCCAGAGTTAGACATTATAATTAAACCAGAGGCAGGAGATTTAGTGTGTTTTCCAGATACACCAGATTTTGTTCACGGAGTAAAAACTGTCACAGGAACTAATAGGTACACATTACCAAGATGGTTTACCCGCATTGTATGATAAAATAGACTAATAATGAATATTCCTTCTAATTTATATGCCGAGAAAATTTTTGCTGAGCATCCGCTTGCAATTTGGCCATTAGATGATTCTGCAGATTACATATCTTTAATATCAGAAGCACAAAGAGATATTAATACTTGGACTAAAACAAGTGGAACAGTCATTACTGGGTCAACTCCACAGATTAATTCAGAAAACCAAGTTGAGCCTTTTCCAGATAGTTATCGTAAAGTTTTTAGATCTACGCTTCCTGTTGCACCTTCAAATACGACATCTTATATAAAAAGTGCAAACCTAGTAAATTTTCAATCTTTAAATCCTACACTACAAACCTTTGCTTTAAGCACATACTACTATACAGCAAGTGCAAATATTGTTTCAATATCTATTGGATATGAGTATGATGGAGGATCAGAGTTTAAAGATTTTACAATTATTGAATCAGAGGTTTGGACTCCAATTTCAGCAACATTTACTTTTCCAGACCTTGACAAAGAATTTAAATTTGTTATAAAAGTTGTTTCTTCTCCAGGAGGAGCAGATATTGCAGCCTATAATATTCATTTTAACGGAATTACTGCAGGTCAACACAGTGAAGAGTTTAATGCAACATCATTAGGTCAAACAAAACTTTCAAGTCCAGCAACTATTAATTTATCTTTAGACGGAGTAGTTGAGGCAAATGCTTATGGTCTTAATGCAAACAGTGGATACTATGTTGTTGACAACAATTCTTTGGCTGGTAAAAATTTTGGTGTACCGCTTGTTTATGGATCAGACAGAGCAGTTCAGTTAATTCCACACTCAGAAATAATTGATTATAGAACTTGGGAACAGGTTGCTGAAGAAAGTTGGTCTTATTGGAAAAATACAGAAGATTCTTGGACAGATATAAATTATTTTGTAGATGAAGCAGATTTAATTGCAAATACTCAACCATCTTTTATTTTTCCAGGGTATGGATTTTTAAACGAATCTGGCAGACACAATGACTACACTTTGGAGGTTTGGCTACAGGCAGACGTAAATACGTCAGATGCAAAAAGAATTTTGGGACCAATAGGATCAACAGATGGTTTATATGTAAAAGATTGTTTTTTAACTTTAGTAATTGATGGAGATTTTGTTTCACATTTTGTTGGTGAATGGTATAGACCAATGCTTGTTCACATTAAACTTATTAAAAATCAAGCAATTCTTTTGGTTAATGGTGAAGAAGTTGGATCTTTGGTAATTAATACATCATTGATAAATCTTCCTTCACAATACGACGAAATACAGACAAGTAAAAGCAATGACTGGATTGCTTTCTATGCATATGAAACATATGTGGATCAAATTAAGATTGATTGTATTTCTTTATATCCATATTCTATTTCAACAAATGCAGCAAAAGTTCATTATATTTTAGGTCAGGGTATACCAACAACACCAGAAATTATAGATAATTATTATGGTGGATCAACAGTAGAGATAGACTATCCATTTGCAGAATATAGCAATAACATAACATATCCAACTACAAGATCTTGGGATTCTGGAATTGAAGATAATTTAATTCCTGGAATATCAACACTTAAAACTCCGGACTATGAATTGCCTAATTTTATTCTATCTGACAATAAAACCATAACTGAACTAGAGGCTGCCAATAAATTAATTCAAACTACAGGATCTAAATTTTTTAGTTTGAAGCCATCTGGAACTTGGGGAACTGATTCTTATATATATTTTGAAAGTCTTTCATTTATTTCAAACACTATAGATTCTATTGTTGGAACATTTAAATTAGAAGAAAATCAAAACGCTATGTTTTTATACATAACAGACGGAGTAAATAGTTTTGCTATTAAAAAAGAATCTACTTTATTAAACTATGTTTTTACTTATGCTGGAGTTTCAACTACGATTAGATCACATACTTGTCCCGTTGGAATTTTTACTGCCGGAATTCAAATTTCAAAACTAATTGCAAACAATACAACAGGTGGTCTTGCTCAATTTTTTGCAAATCCAGGATCATTAAAACTATATATTGGAAGCCAACCAAATAAAGAAAATATGTTTACTGGAAATATATATAATGTTGGAATTAACACATATAAACATACATCTTTTACTTTAGACTCATACTTTTATGATGACGGTACTTTTAATTTTTCAAACTCTATTATTAATCATGTTTCTAGTTATACTCTATTTTCTTTTGAAGATTATGGAAAGTTTTTTATTGATATTTCAGTTTTTGGTTACTGGGAAGACTACATTCCATTATCAGTACTTGCAAAAGATGTTTTAGATGAAAATGAAGAGACTATAACAGATATTGATTTTATTCAGTTTAATATTGACTATCCAGCACCATCTGAAGTAAAAGAAGAAGGAGACACCTACTGGGTAGACAATTCTGATTCATTAAATACTAACAATTCAAACGTAAGAGTATATGTTACTTTTCAAGATATTTCTCAAGGAATTACACAAGCAGACGCAGACTATGCAACAACAAATCCAGCAATTAAGAAAAGAATATTAAATTTAAATACTGAGGCAGATTGGCAGACTGAAAGGTTTGAGATTGTTGACAATTATTTAATCTATCCATCAAAAGATATTGATTTTAACACTATATCAATGGTTTATTCTATTAGGTTTAAAGTATTTGGCATATTACATAATAAACTTTCTTTAAGAAAAATAGAATTTGCAGCAAAAAGTTTAAATGCAAATAATTCAAATCCAATAAAAAGTAGATATGCAATAGACTTAGTTCCATACAAGTTAGTAAGTGGTATTCCTGATTATAAAGGAGTTAATCCATATGTTATCGACAAAGAAAGCGTTCCATACCTATACCTTACAAGAAAAAGCGGGATTGAATTAAGAGATGGACTAAACAATTTAAATCGTGGGTTAAGTATTGACATTAATCCAGGTTTAGACATCAAGTATTCTCTAAGTGCTATTCAAATGTTTATCAGGTCAGATTTATGGGCATTTCCTGAAGACCCAGTTTTAATGTTTGAAATAGAGTATGCAACTGACACTATTGAGTTTTATATTCAGGCTAATTCATCAAATGCAGATAGAGCAACTATTTTTGCTAAAACAAAATCGGATGACCTGCCGTTTACAGAATTATCTTATTATTTAAATGGACTTTATGTAACAGAGCCAACTATATCAATTCAAAGATGGACTGTTTTAGGTATATCTTTCCCAGTTAACTTAGGCCTAAACTCTTATAATGGAAAAATAAACTTAAAGCATCTAATGACTTTTAACAACATATCTTTTTATAAAGGTACTAATTCACAACTCGAACAGCAAGTTTTGTTTAGAACTTGGGGAGAAGTAGATAATCAAACTTGGAACGTTTGGGACAATTCAAATTGGGACAGCGTTTTAGTTAAAAGTAGAGACAGCAGGTATATTGTTAATGCTGGAGAAGTATATAAAAACTATGTTGGAACAAATAAATATATTATAGATGACGATGAAGGTATCTATATAGAGACTGACTATTTGAAGGTATTTAAAGACACCATTTGGCAAAGTTCTACATCAACTGTAGCATAATATGGTATACTAATGGTTATGAGAGAGAAAAAACCAGGAGAAGTTGGTAAGTCCAAGATAAAACTTATTGAAAAAAACTATGATTGGGGTTTATATTTTTGGGAAAAACCCAATGGCAAGGTCTTTGGAGATGGTCACGGAAACCTTTTAAACATTCCTGCACGTAAAGGTGATCTTGAAAAAATCATGGAATTACGCAAAGCAGCAGAATATTGGGGTCAGCCAGAAGGAAAACCAGTTTTTCATCCTGGTGTAAACCGTGTAAGCGAGATGGAATACTCTGAGCAGATTGCCAGAATGAAAGAAGGACTTATTCCTAATATGAATGATTTGGGTGCAGTTCATGCAGCACAGCAAACAATAAAGGAGCATGGTTCCGATGATTGATGAAGAAGAGTACTATCTTGGAGCAAGTATTGATAACCTTGCAGAGAAAGAAGACGAATTTAAAAAGAATGATCCTTTTAATAAAAACTGGGATTTTATTAAAAATTTAAACAATCTTGATCAAAATTTTAAAAGACGCACTGCTCGCAACATTGGCAAAGCAGTAGATCCAACCTCCGCATATTTAGATAGCGCAAATGCAGTTCAATCTGGAACAGATAATACAAAATCAAAAGCCATAAATCCAGGAACAGCAGTTAGAAATGGTTATGGACTTTTTGATGTAATTACACCTCCTTACAACCTTTATGAATTGGCAAACTTTTACGATACATCTTTTGCAAACCATGCTGCGATTGACGCTAAAGTAGAGAATGTTGTTGGTCTTGGTTATGATTTTGTTGTTTCTTCACGTACCATGCTAAAACTTGAAAATGTTGAAGATGAAAATTCTCTTGGTCGTGCTCGTAAAAGAATTGAAAGAGCAAAAATTGAAATGCGTGATTGGTTAGAAAACCTTAACGATGACGACAGTTTTACAAAAATTATGGAAAAAATTTATGTAGATGTACAGGCAACTGGAAATGGATACATGGAAATTGGTCGTAAAGTAACAGGAGAGATTGGTTACATTGGTCATATTCCATCAACAACAATGCGTGTTCGCAGATTAAATGACGGATATGTTCAGATTATTCAGCCATCAGTTACATACTTTAGAAATTTTGGGGCAAAGAATCAAAATCCTGTAACAACAGATACGAGACCAAATGAGGTTATTCATTTTAAGCAATACTCTCCATTAAATACTTATTATGGAGTTCCAGATATTATTTCAGCCCTCTCTTCACTTATTGGTGATCAACTTGCATCAAACTACAATATTGATTATTTTGAAAACAAGGCAGTGCCAAGATATATTATTACACTTAAAGGCGCTAAGTTAAGTGCAGATGCAGAAGACAAAATGTTTAGATTTTTACAAACTGGCTTAAAAGGTCAGTCTCATAGAACTTTGTATATTCCACTTCCAGGAGATACTGAAAATAGTAAGGTTGAGTTTGACATGAAGCCAATTGAAAATGGCGTTCAAGAAGGATCTTTTAAAGAATACAGACTTCAAAATAGAAACGATATTTTAGTGGCTCATCAGGTTCCATTGTCTAAATTAGGTGGAGGAGATTCTGGGTCAATTGCCAACGCACTTGCACAGGATCGCACATTTAAAGAACAGGTTTCTCGTCCAGCACAGAATGAGATATCAAAATTAATTAACAAAATTATTCGTGAAAAAACCGACATTCTTGAACTTAAATTTAACGAACTTACGCTTACTGATGAAATTTCTCAGTCTCAAATTCTTGAACGGTATGTTAAGACCCAAGTAATGATGCCAAATGAAGCAAGAGAGAAACTTGGATTGCCAATGATTAAAGATGGAGACACTCCATTTGAAAT